CTTTGGCCTCGTTCGCTGCTTTGCGGGTAAACGCCAGAAAAGCAATGCGGTGGGGAGACATGCCACTTTCTAAAGCCTCGTCAACCATGTTGAGAAGGGTTGTGGTCTTACCTGTCCCGGGCGGTCCAAATATCCTAAACATTCTCGGCTTTAGCCTTCTTATAGATTTGTTGAACACGTTGTTTTGAAATGCCGAACCACTTTGCGACGGCAGTCATGGTCACGTGTTGTTCATCGATCAGGCGAACTATCTCAGCATTTCGGGCAGCTTTAAGTACGTTGGGCATTAGAACGGAGCCTCGTGCTGTGATCCAAATTCAGGAGGATCAATATCAATATCTACATTGTCGAACGAAGGTATCTGCCATACGCGCACGGCACGTCCTTTGATCTTCATGACAAGACTGCTACCGTTTATGTCCCGTAGGCGCTGGGCTATGCGGTGGGATTTATATTCAAAGAACTTATTCTTCTTCAAGAAGTTCTCAAAGTCTTTCAGACGGAAATATGTGATGTTCATCTCATCATCTGTCCAAGGCTTACGAAGTAAGATTTCTTCTTTGTCCTGCGCAACCTGTAGGTGGGCGCAAAACTCTTCCAAATAATCGTAGAACTGTCCGCTGATGCTGGCATCTTGCGCGACTTCGATGATTGCGCTCTCGTTATCTTTCATCTCACTTAACAGTGTGCTTATCCGGCTTTCCCATTGCTGCTTGGCAACTGATCGCGGCATAAAGTTAAGTTGTTCCATGCAGGCTTTTTGAAAGGTGGGCTGGTTCATAAGAGCATCTGTGTCCATTTCCAGAGGCTCGCCGTTAACGTCCATAAACCAGACGGGCGGGGTAGAGTTATATTTGCGAAGGTTTGCAATTGTGGCCCCGGCTACGGCAGCCCCTATGCCGAACTTACGGGTCCGACATAGGTCTTTGTTACAGTGCGCGTTGATCGGCGCATCAGAGCATTTATATGCGTAATCCTTTCGCTCTACTTGTTTGGCAACAACGTTTACCTCTGAGAGTGGCAGTGGCGGAGATATGTACTCCATATTGAAGCGGAGTATCTCTGACTCCCAGCTATCTGGATATGCCTTTCGTAAGTACACGCCAATGTTGAACAGACCATTATTACGTCCTCCTTCGCTAATACCTGCTTTGCACAGTATCTGTAGGCAGGGCGGACCGTCCTTCAGTAGGTCGGTTTCACCGCCCCCTACTATTTGAAGCTTAACGATTTGCTCCGGAGTTTGTACATGTTTTTCGTATAATTCTATAAATTCATCTAAGGTGGCCGACGTGCCATCGTCTAAGAAAGCGTAGCGCAATCCGTTTTCATGGTCGTAATATGGTAGGTTTAAGAAGTTGCCTACGTCTCCACGATCAAGGTGCAGCTTTATTTGCTTTGGAAATATCTCGCTCTCGCCATATCCGAGGGCCGCGGCTATTGATTGCAGGGCCTTCTGCATGTCCTTGGCTTCTGTCCAATCGCTGGAGAACAGGAAGCAGTGCGCTCCGCCCGACTTAGATCGGCAAACCACCATCGGTATTTTTAACCGGCGGATTTTATCGACAAGTATTTTATGATCCAAAGGGTACTGATCGATATCAATACAGCCCCATTTGCAACAATTGTCTTCATTGATGGGGATGATACCTAAACCGGCTCCGGCCCCTGAGAGGTGGTTGTCCCAAAGTTTTTCGTTGCGTGGTTCTCTTAGAATGCCCGCTTTGCCTTTGGCTTTACCGTTTGCCCCTGTATTTTCTATTTTGAAGTAGCCGTATGCTTCCTTCAAACCATCGAAGATGGCCATAAACTTTTCTGCTGACATTATTGCCCCCACTCGAAAGAAAAACGGCGGGGCATAAGTACCCCGCCGCGAACACTACTTAAAACGGTATATCTTTATCGTTTTGTGCAGCTTCTTCTCCATCCGAGTGTTTCACAACAACCTCACCCGCGGTGATGCTTGCTGCAAAATCTTTTGCGCGAGTGTACATGTGTGCCTCTGACACAGGCCCCTCAACAGACATTTCCCATCCATGCCACGAACCCTTGGAGTTTTCTTCCCCAATTGTTTTAAGATCGTAGACGTAAGCGAAACGCGGTGGTGTGAAGGGTCCTTTCGATCCCATCATTGAACGTGACGCCATGATGCTGTTCCATTTACGCGACTTTTTAAGCTGCGTAGATTTCATTGCAATCAAGGCTGTCTCCATTGAGCCGTCTTCCGCGAGCAAGATAACAAAGTGCTGGTGCGTTTCTTCGATGTATTCACCGGAGCCGTCCATCACATAATCTTTGTTGTCATCTTTTGACCGCTCAACCTTTGGCCGCGCTTCATGCGGTTCGTAGATCGCGGTCGGGGCACCGCTTCCCACGCCACGTGGAGCCCACTGAATGAAGCGACGTTGATACGCGCACGGTATGACCCGAATGCCCGTTTTGCCCTTGTAGAGGGCTCCTGTGACCGTGTTGTAGATATCCCCTTTGCGGGCTTCTTCGTTCACGTCCAACACAGGATCGTTACCGGACAGGACTTTCAGAAACGGCAGGGCTAAATCTTCTTGCCCCAAATCCTGAAGGCCGTCTCCGGCATCCTGTTCAAACATCGCAGGGTTGAACTCAGCAACACCTGTTTCTTCTTTTTTCGCCACTTGCTTTGACTGTGCCATATTATTTTCCTCTCTTAATGACTGCACGTTGACCAACATAAGCTCCGAATAATTCCATCGGAAACTCTTCTCCTGCCTCGCACCTTTCTTTCACAAACGCCCGTAGGGTCTGCGGGTGTATTTCGGTTTTCTGCGTGGGCACAAAACCTTCCTTTTCAGCAAATGCCGAAAAAGCATTGGCTTGATCGTCCTCGCCACGTCCAAACTGACACAAGACAGTGTTCTTGATAATGTCGTCATATCCGTTTTCGCGCAGCCAGTCGTAGGCTTGCGGACGATTGTTAACCAGTATGGAGGCTCCATACGTTTGTTTGACCTCAACGGTAGAACCGTCATCCAAGGCAAACGAAGATATACCAATTTCTGCAAGCATCGCAGGCATGTCTTCATCCGTGAACTTCAAAAGCTCTTTCTTCAAACCCTTGGCTAATTGCTCAAGGTTTTCAATCTGCGCTTCGTGGTCCCGGATTCTTCTGGCCAACTCAGCCACCGTTTGGAGGCCTTGTTGATCTATCTTTTCGACGGATGAGGCGATAGTATCCTCAAAGTCTTCTTCCATCATTTTTAGTACGTCGCTACTCATTCCGAGTCTCCTTCGTGGTTAAAGGCACCTGTCGGGCCTTGACAAATACAGATAATATCGTATACTCCGCTCTTGTCAAGCAGTATTTAGGGAAATTTAAAATGCGTGGATTTGAGTACAAAACCAACCCGTATGACCACCAGCGTAGAGCGTTAGAAGCTTCGTGGGCCGAGGAGTATTATGCCTTGTTTATGGAGATGGGAACAGGCAAAACAAAAGTGGCTATAGACACCATGGCGGTTCTTTACGAGGCTGGCAAGATAAATGCTGCTTTAGTTGTGGCACCCAAAGGGGTTTACGATAACTGGGTCAAAAATGAAATACCAGCACACCTTCCGGACCGCATTCAACGAAACATCCTGCGCTGGACCCCTGCCAAGACAAAACGCATGGAAACAGACCTAAAAGATTTTATTGTGGGAGACTTACACGGCATTAAAGTGTTTGTAATGAACATAGAGGCGTTTTCCACGAGCCGCGGGACGGAGGCCGCTCTCGCGTTCCTGTACCAGAACCCTGATAACATCGTGATTGTTGACGAAAGCACCACAATCAAGAACCGCAAGGCCGCCCGGACAAAGAACATTGTAAAGCTACAAGAGTATTCCAAGTATCGACGCATTTTGACGGGTTCTCCCATCACCAAAAGCCCTATGGATTTGTTTAGTCAGTGCGACTTCCTGCGTAATAAGGCGCTTGGTTTCAACAGCTACTTTGCGTTCCAATCGCGGTACGCGAACATCCAACAACGCACAATGGGTCATCGAAGCTTCCAACAAATTGTGGGATATAGGCGTTTAGACGAACTTTCTGAAAAGTTAGATCGCTTCAGCAACCGAGTTTTGAAGCAAGATTGCTTGGACCTGCCTGAGAAAGTTTATGTGCGCCGGGAAATCGAGTTCACTCCGGAACAAAAGAAATTGTACACGCAGATGAAGAAGCTGGCTCTAGCTAAGTTAGAGAGCGGGGAGCTTGCCACTACTGCAAGCGTTCTTACCCAGATAATGCGTCTTCAGCAAATATGCTGCGGGTTTCTGCAACCAGATGAGGGTGAGATAGAGTCTGTCCCGAGCAACCGTCTGAAGGAACTCTTGGAGCTTACAGATGAGGTGCAGGGCAAAGCTATAATATGGGCCACATATACGCATGATATTCTGCGCATTGAGAAAGCCATCAAAGACCAGTTTGGCGAAGACTCGGTTGCGACGTATTATGGTGGTACACCGCAGGATGAGCGGCAAGATATCGTCACGCGATTTCAGGATAAATTTGATCCGCTGCGCTTCTTTGTTGGTCAGCCGCGGACCGGGGGCTACGGCATTACGCTAACTGCCGCTAACACCGTGATTTACTTTTCAAACAGTTACGACTTGGAAATTAGGTTGCAGTCGGAGGATCGTGCCCACCGGATTGGTCAGACAAACAAGGTCACCTATATTGACATGGTTTCGCCCGACACTATCGATGAAAAGATACTACAGGCCCTGCGGAGCAAGATCGATATTGCTGGTCAGGTCTTGGGAGAAGACGCGAAAGACTGGTTGAAGTAACCCTGCGGGTCTGGTCCGCGGACCGGGGGCGGTCCAGAGACTTCACCGCCCATTGCAAACGGGCTGGGCATTTCTTGGTCATAGTCGTATGCGGCATACTGCGCAAAGACGTTTTCTGTCGGTTCTTCGGAACGCGCTTGTGGTCTGATCTGCGGTATGGAGGCCTGTTCTACGACTTCAGGTTCTTGAGGCAGCATTAAATACTCACTTACCGCTTGTGCGGCAGGAGCAAACCCCGGTTGACCGAGGCCCGCGGGCCGTCCCCGAGGTTTGGGAGACGGGTCTGCGTTTTCGGTCAGTTGAAAGAAGTCCCCCATAGCCGGTAATATTTCACCTTTAGGCGCACCGTGAATAATTGAGACGTAATCACGGGTTTCCTCGAAAGGAGGGATTCCGTTGTATTTACGCACATTTCCGGGGCCCGCGTTATATGCTGCGAGGGCCAAGGGCACCGTACCAAAGTCCTGTAGTTGTTGCTTGAGATACCTAATTCCACCGATCACGTTTTGTTTTGGATCGTTAGGGTCTACACCCAAGTCCTTTGCCGTTCCGGGCATAAGCTGCATTAGGCCTATTGCGCCTTTTTCACTAACGGGTCCCTGACGGCCTTTATTCTCTTGATAGATGACACGTAAAACTAGCTCGGGATCAACATTTTGTTCGAGAGCTAATTCCATGGGATCAAATCCATAATCTTCGATTATTTTCTGTCTTACGGCGGTAAGCTGTTCAGGGGTAGCCGGTGCCGTCACGACACCCCCTTCGTTAAAAAGTTGTGCAAACATCCCACCAAGACCGGCTTGCATGGGGG